GATTTAGCCTCCAGTTCAGCGACACGCGCTGTCAGTTCTTGAATTGCTTTCACCAGCACAGGAATCAGCGCGGCAGGGCCAACAGACTTGTACGGATCGCCGTTCTCGTCTTTTTCGCCAGAAACGTCCACCGCATCAGGAAACACCGTTTCCACTTCTTGTGCGACAAATCCAAGTTGGTTTTTACGGTTGTTGCCAAACCCTTCCTTGAAGTCAAACCGTACCGGACGAAGCGCGTTAATGACCGACAAACCTTCGGATGCGTCTCGCACGTTTTCTTTAGTGCGAATGTCCGACAGCGACTGAATGGTAGTGTTTTGCGCGTATACCGTACCATCGCCGCGCACCGCAAACTGCACAGTCGGGCCGGACGAATAACATCTAATAAAATAATATCCGGTTCCAGCAGCGTGACTGGGTGTAAGAATTTGAAATATGTCAGACGTAAGGCCGGTCGTCATGCCATTTTCAATGCGGCCAGTTACGTCATTATCGCCTCGCGCAGCATTAAGCCTTGCGTTTATTGACGTCGTTCCAACTCCCACATTCCCCGCAAAATAATTGGCAGCACTGCCGTTCGCGAAGAAGTTCCAGCGGTTAGAGCCAGAGGCGATGTCGGAGTAGAAGCCGTAGTTGTTGGTGCCACTTGTAAGCGGGTCTACAACAAATCCATATTGATTAGTTAATGAAGCCCCTGCGCCCAAAGTCGCATTTTGCGCCCAAAACCCAAGCACATTTGAGGTGGCGGTAGACGCAGCGATTGATGGAACACAACGGAAATAGTGCGCGCTGCCAGTAATTGCGCTTGGCACTTCCAAATTGTTTGTTAAACCATTTGAGTTAGCGTTTCCGCTTGCAACCGGGAAACTTCCTGATATTTGAGTTTTAGTATTTGTACCCGCCGTCCCGCCGATCCCGACGTTGCCGGAGGTATCAATACGCATCGCTTCCGACCACGAAATCGTGCTGCCAGCGGTGCTGTTTGCGGCGTATTGGAAAGTCCACGACGGGGTGCCGCTCGTAGACTCCATAACCATGCGGAAAGCGTTGTTAGCGTTTTTGCGAACCCAATTGCTTCCGTTCCAATACGCATTGGCAAGCATCATGGAGTCTGTGCCGCCAAACGCGCCAAAAGAAGCCGAGTTGTTAATATCTATAAAACGATTGCCGCTTGCCCATGCGCTAGGCACTACACCAAGGCCCAACTGACCGGCTGTATCTAGCCGCATCCTCTCGCTGCCTCCGGTGTAGAAGGTCAGCGGGAGGTAGGTGCCGGTGCCTGTTTTGTCGGCTGTAATTGCGGATTGAGATATTGCGCCGTTTGCCTCAAAACTTATGGTTGAGGCGTTAGTAGGATCGCTCGTTGAAAATGCTTGCAACCTTGCATTACTTCCGGTTCCATTTGGAAATGCGCCAACGATTGTATTTCCGTTAGTAGTGCTGGTTTGAAACGCCAAGCGATTGCTTAACGTCGCGTTGCTAAAGTCGCCCGTAATGCGCTGGGCGGTGCTGGAGAACGTGAGGTTGCCGGTGGTGATGACCGCTGTACCAAGGTTGGCCGAGGTGACAGACGCTCCCGCCACACGCAAATCGGTGATATTGGCAACACCCGCGTTTAGCGAGGCAATAGACGCGCCGGTAAACGACAACGAGCCGATAGCTGCCACGCCGATGTTGGCCGAGGCAATAGAGGCTGCCGTACTCGTCAGGTTCGTGACCGTGCCTGTGGTGACAAGTGCCACACCAGCGTTGACTGATGCGACCGATGCCGAGGTGGCCGTAAGGTTCGTCAGCGTTCCGGTCGTGATGACCGCCGTGCCAAGGTTAGCCGAGCCGACCGAGGCGATGGTGGCCTGTACGTTACCCGCATTGGCCGAGGCGATAGACGCACCCGTGGCGGTCAGCGTTGTAATGACAGCCGTGCCGACGTTCGCAGAGGCTACCGAGGCGGCGGTACTGGTCAGGTTCGTGACCGTTCCCGTCGTGACGAGAGCCACCGCAGCGTTGACCGAGGCAACCGAGGCGCTAGTGGCGGTCAGATTGGTGACGGTGCCGTTGGTGACAACAGCCGTTCCAAGGTTGGCCGACGTAACCGATGCGCCGACAGCGCGAAGGTCGGTGATATTCGCCACGCCCACATTAGCCGAGGCAACCGATACGCCCGTCAGGGTCAGCGCCGAGATAACGGCATTGCCAAGATTAGCCGAGGCGATAGATGCGCCGGTTGCCGTCAGATTCGTGACGGTGGCGGTCGTCAACAAAGCGACACCCGCGTTGACGGAGGCGACAGAGGCGCTCGTTGCCGTCAAATTGGTGACAGTACCCGTGGTGACAACCGCTGTGCCGACGTTGGCCGAGGTGATGGACGCACCGGCTGCGCTCAAGTCCGTTATAACCGCCACAGCCGCGTTTGCGGAGGCGGTAGAGACGGTGGGCAGGTCTGACTTGCCCGTAACCGCGAGGGTGCTACCGAGCGTTGCAGCGCCCGTGACGGCAAAAGTGCCGCCGACCGACAGCGCCGAGGTGACAGACACATTGGCTTGCAGCCCGGTGTTGCCCGTGACCGCCAAAGTGCCGTTGATCGTCGTGTTACCAAACGAATTGGCGGCATTGATCATTTGGAAGCGGGTGCCGTCGTAAATCACAACGACAATCTCGCCCGAATTGATGTCGCCAGCGGCCAGCGCCGTGCTGCCGTCTCGGGTGATGGCCTTTGCGCCCAAGCCGTCAATGTTGAGCGTGACAGCGCCCGTGTTCGCGCCCGAGGCGATGAAATAGAACAACTGACCCGCAGCGTAAGCGGTCAGGGTGGGCGACATCGTGCCAAGAACGGTATCGGTGCCGGTGATAGAAATGAGCTTGGCGACGGTGGACTGCACTTGCCCGAGGTTGGCGGCGTCCCCGATCAGCGTACCGTTGGCAAGGCCGGTGATCTTGTTGCTGCCCATCGGGATGTTGGCCGTGGGCGTGGACTGACCATCTTTGGTGATGCAGTTCGTTAAGCCCGAGGCAAGGTCTGCCGTCAGGGCGTTAAAAACCGTCGCCGAAATGACGGTGTTGGCAACAACGGGTTGCCCCGTTGAGTTGATGACGAACGTCCCAGAACCATTGAAAGACATTTACCTATACCTCGGTAATGGCATAGAATTGACGCACAGGAGGTATCAAATGACTTACCAACCCGTTGTTCAATTCAGCTGCGTTGAATGTAATGCCCCAAAAGTTGTAGCGCGAAAATTGTGCCGACGCTGCTACACGCGAGCAAGAAAAGCTAATCGCCTTGCGGAATATGCAATTCTTGGCCCGAATGATGTTTTTGAAAGCCGCTTTGACAAAACAGACGGCTGCTGGGAATGGAAAGGCACTCGCAACCAATACGGTTACGGCATCTTTTTGCTTCCCGGTGAAAAACCTGTTCGCGCTCATCGGTACTCGTATGAATTTTACGTTGGGACTATTCCCGATGATAAAGTGATTATGCACGTTTGCGACAACCCGCCTTGCGTCAACCCGGCACACCTTCGCATTGGCACTAAAGCCGAAAACAATGCCGACACCGCGAAAAAGCGACGACACAATTACGGCTTGAAACATTGGAACGGTAAACTTTCCGATGCAGATGTTGCCGCGATCCGCGCCAGCGACGAACCAAAACCCGTTCTCGCAAAGCGATATGGGGTTGATTACTCGCATATTTGGCGTATTAAAGCGGGGCAGCATAGGAGGTAACTATTCTTGGCCTGCGCCAAACGCGCCGATACGACCCGACGTTTGCCGACCCAATGCCTGACCCATAGCGCGGCGACGCATATATTCCTGCATATTCCGCAGTTCATCTTGCGCCGGTTGGTCGCGCAGCATTAGCAGTTGCGCTAACTTGTTGCGTTGCTGTTCTGGCATACCGTATTGCGTGGCTTTCTGTTGCAACATCTGCAAAGCGCCAACGGGGTTGGTCGCTGCTTGTGACGCTTGCACAAAATCAAACGCATCTTTCTGGTCTTGCGCTTGCGCTAAACGCTTAAACGTCTGCGAGCCGCCGCCTACACGCTCCAATTTCTTTAGTTCTTCCTGCGCCAAAATCATGCGCTGGAATTCACGGAAATCGTTGCCGAATATGGCTCGGAGTTTGCCCTTAAGCTCTGGCTCCTTGTACATATTTAGCAAGCGCGTTTGCCCTGACTGCGAACCCGCGACCTGTCGCAGCGAATCCACCGCGCCAACGCGGAACGCTTCCAATTCGGATGGCGTCATTTCCTTGGTTAACTTGGACAATGACTCTGCCGTTTCCGACAGCGCCGTGCGTCCTAAATCCACCGCTGTTTCTAATTCGGCAAATCCTGCAAATGTTTCGCGGGCTTTAGCGTAGTCGGGTGACAACGAATCTAGTTTCTTGACCAAATCTAAACGTAGGCGGTCAAGGTCGGCAGCCTCATTGTTTGAGCCTTTGCGGCGAGCGGCTTGCGCTTTATCCCACAGGCTGCGCTTGAGTTGGTCGGCAGCGGCAAACGGCAACTGATCGCCTTGCTTTAACTGCCGAAGCGAAACTTGTGGCTCACCGCGTCGGGTGGCCGTGCGCTGTGCCGCACCAAGGTCAAGTCGTGCGCGACCAAGGATGCTTTGCAATTCCTCATCAACTGGGAACGTGGCGCTTCGCAATTTGTCGTACAACGGCCCTGCCGCATCTGCCTGACGCTTGGCAAGATCAGTCAGTTCATCCTCTGCGGATCGCGTGACGCCTGTAGCACGCTCTGCCGTTTCAGTGATAGCCCCGCCACGACCCGCCGCAACGCGACGTTGTTGCATGGTCAATTGACGACCCGCCGCACCCGGCAGATTGGCAAGCATATCTATCTCGGCCAGCGTGTTACCGCCCGCTGCGGCAATTGGAGCCTCTGGGCCGAGCTTACGCAATCGGGCTGCGCTCATTACAGCCTCTTGCCCCGGCTCCACGCCCGTCATAATTCGGGCCTGTGCGTCACGCTCAAGCAATTCTGCGAGGCGCTCACGGGCGTAATCGGGGCGCACGTTATAGCCGCCAGCCGTTTCGGGAACCATGCCCAAAGCGCCCTCTGGCAAACGCGACATGGCGGGGTTGATGATACCGCTGCGGATCATACGGCCTGCGACGTTTGCACCACCGCCAATGGCCGTTCCCAATGCAGCGCCCTGCGCTGCGCCTGTTAATCGGTCGCCTTCATCGGCTGCCCCTGCGCCTGACAATGCGCCTTGTGCGGCTAGATCGCCCGCAGTACGCAACACTTTTCCGGTTGTCGTAATGCCGCGACCTAATGACAGCGGGCCGGTAAACGGAGCAGTAGCAAGACCGCCTGCTAATTCAAGCCCAGCAGCGCCCATTGGGTTGCGCTGTGCAAATTCTTGCGTAGCGCCACGCACTACATCGCGGTATCGCGGGTTAACAAGCCCCGCCATTTCGTCAGCAAAGTTAAACGTAGCGCCTTGCGCGGCAGTCAACGCACCTTGAGCCACAGGCGACATTTGTGCGCCCTGACGCATTGCCATAGCAGAATCGTGCTTGGCATACGCTTCCTCTGGGCTATTGGCTTCGTAAACTTCGCCTTCAACGCGATATTTTGGCATCGTTATCTCCCACGGCCACGCGGGCGAGGTGGCAAATCAATGACATCTTCATCTTCCTTGGCTACAAGGTTATTGATGTTGATGCCTGCCAATACCTTGTTCGGGTCTAGCTTATAAGTGCCAGCCAAATCCCGATACTGATTCACAATGCTTTCTGCATTTGCTTGCTGCGACAAGTACATCTGCCGCGCTTGTTGCCGCAAATTCTCACGCAGTTCTGGGTTCATTTTGCCTGATTGCGCTTGCTCAACAAGATTCTTAATGCGTTGGCCGAGCGATCCTGACTTGGCAACCGTAGCAAACTCGGATTCACGCACGACGGAGGTAGGATCGTTTAACTTGGCAAACGCATATACCACCGCAATGTCACCTGCGCCGGTCTTAAGTGCGTTTTCAATCTTTTGATACGAACTTCTAACCGCTTCGTAATCTTTCAACTTGTCTTTGACTTCGCCGCGCAAGTCAGCTTCTAACTTAAAGGTGTCTTTCGGGCCAAGGTCAATGTTAGTGACAGGCGCAGGCTTGGGAACAGCAACCAAATCAGCGTAATTTCCTGATGTTGCGAATTTGGCAATGCTGGCGGGCGTGAAGTCAGCCGGGGACGGTTTGCCCACCATAGATTCGGCGGGTTTTTCAATCGGCACTAACTGACTAATGTCACCCGCACGGGTAGCCGCAGCCACGCTTGCAGGCGTAAACTTGCTCGGGTCAATGTCGCCTATCTTTAAGTTGGCGGTTTTGGGCGCAGTCGCTTCGTACTGCGACATGGCAAACTGCTGCACCATCGGGTTAGTGCTTTCCAAGCCTTCCAACGCTCGCGCACGCTTCTGCGCGATAGTGAGCGGGCCGCCAACTTGCATTTGCATCGGTTGGCTAAAGTCGGGCTGATTGTCTGCCCCCATCACCGGCATCAAACGCTGATTCGGCGCTGCTACGGCGCTCGGCGGCGCATACGACACGCGACCGCCTTCCACCATCGGCATCGGCGCTTCCATCGCAGCCAATTCGGCCATGTTGACGTTGCGTTGCTCGGGGTCAAACGAGCGGATGTAATCCACCGCTTCTGTACGACCTGCCTTCTCTGCGGCGGCCTTGGCTTCTTCAGCCTGCCTACCCGCACGGGCAGTCATAAAACTCTGCAATGCCTTCACCAGCGGCGCAGCCTTCGGGATCGGCGCTGCATTGCCTTCCATCGGCTCGTACTGCTGTTGCGCGAGGGCTTCGGCCAACATCGCACGGCGACGGGCTTCCTCCATCTGCCGTTCATATTCGCTCGGGGCGCGAAAGGTAGAGACGTAGCGTGTTTTAGCCATTCTCAAAGTCCCCTCTGTAAGAACCTCCCTGCGGCGTCGTCATACCGGCGGGAGAGGGCATACGCGGGCGCATCGGGCGTCCACCGATCTGCGGCGACATACCTTGCGAGCGACCCATGCCGCCCATCATGCCCGGTGTTCCGGTGATACCGGGCTGCGGGCTAGTCATCGGGCCGTTAAAGTTCATGTTCTGCGGAGGCACGCCGGGCGCAGCGTTTGGTGTCGGCTGACCGTAGGCTAATCCCGGCACTTGGCGCATTGCCATGTCGCGCTGGCCTGCGGGAGCGGATAGGGAGCTATTGCGCTCCTGCATCGCCATCATTTGTGCCAACTGTTGCGGTCGGCGGTCTGGACGAAATCCGTTCATGCGTTAGCCTCCGAATAATCCTTTGCCGATTGCGCCACCGAGCGGGCCGCCGAAGGCGGTTCCCGCCGCGCCGGCAAGACTGCCGAGCAATCCCATTTGAGAGTTGTACCCGGCAACTTGGTTTTGATAATTGCGTTGTGCGTAATCGCCAGCCGCTTGACCGGCTTGGAATATCGGCGCAGGTGCAACCGACACGCCTTGGTAGCCTTGGAACTGCGGCAAAGTAACCTGACCGCCTGACAACAATGCGCTGATCTCGTTGATCGGCATGGAGCGAATCGCTGCTTGTTGTGCGAGAGCCTGTTGGATAGCGGTGTTGCGAAACTGCTGCTGCGCGATGCCTTGTTGGAACGCTTGTTGTTGTGCGGCGTTCTGGAACGCAGCCCGTTGTGCGCCAATGTCAAAGCCTTGCCCGATGGCGGCATTACGTTGGTCTTGCTGCGCCATAAGTTGATTAAAGGCTTGCGATTGCGCTTGGTTCTGCGCGGCCTGACGCGCCAGCTCTTGCTGCATCGCTTGTTGCTGCGCTTGGTTGTAGAACTGCGCGGCTTCTTGCGATTGACCGGCTTGTTGAGCCTGTCGCGCAAGGTTGGCTTGTTGAGCGGCAAGTTGTTGTTGGAAGTTTTGCCCTGCGGCAGCGTTCTGCAATTCCTGCACGTTAACGCTTTGGCCGAAAATTTGTTGCAACGCTTGATTAGCAGCCTGATTGGCAGCAATTTGGCGCTCGTAATTTTGCCCGATGGCTTGGTTTTGCAGTTCTTGGGCTTGTTGGCCCATGCCAAACTGCGCCATCAACGCCTCTCGGTTGAATTGACCTGTGCCAAGTGCCTGTTGGTATGCCTGTTGTTGCGCGACGTTTTGCGCTTGTTGCGCTGCAAGGGCTTGGTCAAAGTTTTGACCGATGGCCTGATTGGCGGCTTGCTGTGCTTGCTGTTGAGTGCCAAACGACGCTAGTTGCGCCTCGCGGCCAAACTCACCTGCTTGCAAACGCTGCTGGAACGCTTGCTGTTGGGCTTGGTTTTGCGCGGCTTGCGTGGCAAGCGATTGCTGTAGGTTCTGCCCCAGCCCGGTGTTATACAAACCGGCTTGCTCCATGCCCGCACCAAAGCCCGACAAGGCGGCTTGGTTGGTGAACATAGCGCGAGATTGCTGTTCGTTAAACGCTTGCTGACGCGCTGCTTGATCAAGACTGATACCCTGCGCGGCGGCTTGCAACAGAAGGTCGTTTTCCTTCTGCATTTGCGCTTGCATTGCAGAGTTATACGCCTCGCCACCCGGTCGCAAACCTTGGTTGATGAGTTGCGTTTGCAGCGATTGGCGTTCGCCCTGCAACTGCGGTGACAGGCGGGACAGGATCGCTTGCTGCGCCGTCATGCCAGCGTTAACCGGCCCTTGCGGCAGGTTGCCAATGTCAATTTCGCGTTGCAGTTCTGGCCCTTGGACAAACTGCTGCGCGTAACCAAACTGGCCTTGTTGCGGGCCACCGGCCACACCGCCTAAACCTGACAGGTCAAGCCCTTGCAGGTTCAACCCTTGCGGGCCTGCACCTGCTAGGCCAAACATCCCCGCATAGAACGGCATCTGCGAGACTTGGCTAACGCCCGACAAGTCAGCGCCTTGCAGTTGCGGTGCGGCAGGGCCACCACGCGCCAAGCCATACATCTCGGCCTGTGCGGGCAACTGTGCGCCCTGCACGGCAACATTGGCCTGCGCCATCTGCCCCGGCCCAACTTGCCCCGGCAATGCCTCCATGCCGTATTGGCCGGTCGGCGCGTAAGCGGCTGTTGGTGCGCCTGCAATGCCACCCGTCGCGGCTTGCTGCGAGGTGTATCCAACCGTTTCGCTTGGCGGCGTTAGTTCACGTTGCTGCGGCCCTGCGTACCCGATGGTGTAATCAATGTTCGGCAGGCTGCCCGTATCAAACGGCTTGGCAACCGACAAGTCTTTAATGCCATACGCAGCGTTTTTGGCTGCTAAATTTAACCAGTATTCGGCGGCTTGTTGCTGTTCAAACGCCGCTTGCCCCGTGTCTGTCAGCCTTTGTGTGACGGTCGGCTGCTCAATAAACGTGGTGAATGCTGATTCGTCTGGCGCTTCACCCGCCATTTCGGGGTTGGTGAACAGCCGCTGCTGGTAGGCTTCCATCGCCTTGTTGTAGGCGTCTTTATCTACCGTCGGCGTTTTTTGCCAAGTCACCGTCTGCGACCCGGTGGGGCCGTAGATGTTTGGATTGGACATATAAGCCGATTGCTTGGCGGCGGCCAAGTTTTCGGCTCCTTGCTGCCGCGCTAACGCGGCGTAATCAGGTGCTGGCGGTGGTGCTGGCGATTTTTTGCCCATACCTCGGCTCCAAGAAACGACACTTGTCAGGTGTTTGCGTCATAAAAACAATGTCTCCGTCGGGTGCGCCATCTTTAATACGCGCTTCCTCGGAAAACCCCATTTTCGTGACCAGTTTCAGCGCCCGGGTATGGTTGCTGGAAATCGGCCCTATTATCTTATCAACATTGCAGACGTTATAGGGATAATCGTACACAGCGGCTAGGTAAGCCGGGGTGACTTGATCCCAAGTGATGTGACAAACGACCGATCTGCCGTTCCACATCTCATAAACCGTACCGGCGACAAGCTCACCGTCTTTCTCAAGGCCAATCGCAACCGAACGGTCAGCGTGATAGCCGCCGTCCGTACGCGACATGACCCAATGGCCCACATGGGGGCCGTTTACGATGCGCCAGCCCATCCGAGTTGATACACAACGTCCGTTGATGCCCATTCCAAGGAAACGTTTTTGCTGGCGCTGTTGAAAACCAAGCCGCCGCAGTAACCGATGCCTTGGATACCTACGAAATTGTTCGTGATGATGAGGTCAGCACCCCACACCGCCTGATTCCATAGCCCAACGCCCCACAACCCGTATTGCGTTGCCACGAACGACAGCGCACCGAGGTCGGCGTTGGTCTGAAAATCCACGTTCATGCCGATGTTGATGGTCGGCTGGCCGTTGCTATAAATCGTCGGGCGGCCACGGGTGAAATACTTAATGACGCCTCGCGTCTCAAAGTAGTTAAACGCTTGCAGCGCCTGTGTGCTGATAGCAACGCCGTCGTCGTTATAACCCGTTGCGCCCGATCCGGTCGTCCAGCATTCGGCAACGTAGCCGTCACCGCCGAAATACGGCTGATCATTTAAGATGGCAAAGCAGTTAGCGTTCCAGCCGGTGAACCGACACCACGCTTTGGTGATGTTGTTCATCACAAACTGCTCTTGGCCGCCTGTGCTGGGCGGTACGTTAACGATCAGCGCGTTGTTGGAGGCGTTGTACAACAACCCCCAACCAAAATTAGACTTGTATTGCCGTGCCGCTGCTGCAAATGCGCCTTGAATCTTGTCCGACAGCGCCACTTGCGGGTCTAAACGTGACGATTGCAATGCTGACGCCATTGGGATCAAGCCATCTAGCGTCAAAACGAGCAAATCACCGCCGTATTTCTGCAAGCAACGGCGAGAAATCGGCGCACCGATGATCCACACGCCAATCAGCGCCCATGTGGAGGCGCTAGAGGGGTCGGTTCCGCGATAAACGATGACTTCGCCCTGATCGGTGACGAAAACAAGGTTGTCATCCACACCGTAGCCCGCGTCAATCGTCCATGACGCCATTGCAACGAGGTTACCGCCCAAGTGCGCGACCGATGATAGGTCAAGGACGTTTGCCGCACCGCCAATGGAAGCGGTTGGCAAGTACCACGCCTTAAGCGTGTTCTTTTGGATAAACCACATCCTGTTTTTGAACAGGGTGGGTTGTATTAGGTCGGTCGTGGTGACGCCTGTAATAGCAGGGCTGGACGTTCCGTCAATGGCCGTCCAAGTGCTGCCGTCAAACAAGCGCGGCTTGTCCACCCCGTTTGCGGCATAAAGATAACTGCCACCCGAGGTAGTGATGTTGGTGTATTCCCAACGGCTATTGGTCAGCCCTGTGACCTTCGCAGCGCCCACCGGGCCTGCTGATGTAACGTCGTAGATATTGCCGCCGACAACGGCGTACATCTTGTCTGTCGCGCCCGCGTTGTAAACGAGCAGGCTTTCTACCTGACCCGTCATGCCGGTGGCGTGTTTAACATAGCCGCCACGCAACGCCACGCTAGAAACGCCGGGGAACAAATTGACGAGCGTCACGGCGTCAGTCGGAGCCATGTTGGCGAGCGAATCACGGGCGTTCCAGCCGCCCACAGGGGCCGGCAACGACGCGACGTTATTGCTCGTCCGTTGGATCAACCGTCTACGAACGGGCGATGCCATTAGTTGTTGCCCGTGCCGTAACCGCTATCGGGGATGTTGTCGTAGCCGATCAACACCGTACCCGGTCGCGGGGCAAACGAGAGGTTGGCGGCAGCCGTGTCTTGCGCCACAGCCGTCTCAAACTCCATCAGGTAATCGCGGTAGAGGGCGGTCGTGTCAAAGCCCTTCGCCTCAAAGTACTTGAGCTTGGTGGACAACACCATGAGGCGGTCGGGGTAGATACAGGTGTCATCGTCAGCGGTAAAGCTGTTCTTCGGCGTACCGTCTGCCGCCTCTGCCCACGCCTTGCTGCGGTACTCAAAGCCTAATAGCTCGCCACCGTTCATTCCCGGCCAAATCTGGAAGTATTTGCCGAGCAAACGCCAGCGGATACGCGGGCCGGTGCTGATATAGCCCGACAGCAGCCATTCCCATTGTTGCGGTGACTCGGGGCCAAGCATTTCCCAACGCTTGCTCTTATCCCAATGAGTACGATTAACAGTACTAACGTAATCAGCGGGCAAACCGTATTTCACCTTTTGGAAGATGACCTGACCGCCAACAACCGTTTCGGTCGTCTGGTAGTTTAGCGTGACCGACGTAGGGCCAACGGAGGTGACGTAGGTGGCGTTAGGGATGCCGACCCCTTGTACTTGGTAGGTCGTGTCCAGCCCTGCCGTAGAGGCAAGCCCGGTGATTGCAGCGACACCGTTGACCCAGTTACCCGTGGCCGTAGTGGCTTCGGTGTAAAAGGTGTATTGGCGAGTCAGTTCGCGCCAATCAGCACGACGGAGAAGCTCATACCCGCCCGCGTTCATCAGCGCAAGCAACTGCACAACGTCTTGGCTGTTGTTGCCAGCGACGCTGGACGGCGTAGGAATACCAAGCTCCTTGGTGCATTCCTGTATGAGTTCAACCATCGTGCTGCCCATGCTATGCCTCCGTTAGTTCTTTCGGCGGGCGACCACGACGAGGTTTGTCCTCCATCAAGGCCGCCATTTGTGCTTGCAACTCGGCCAACTGGCGCTTGGTGTCCTCAAGTTCTGCGCTGCTTTCAGCGCGGTTCTTGCGGTTCAAGTACAGTTTTGCCCGCTCGCGCAGGCCAACTCCACCCATGCCAATGCGTTGCAGTTGTGCGTCTGACGCTAGAGCCAACTGCTCTACCGTTACAAACTTCAAGATAACCAGTTCTGCGATCTGGTCGCGTGTAATTTCCTCGGGAGCGTCCTTTTGCCACTCCGACAGCGGGGTGCCGATTTCTGCGGCCACGCCATCGCTCTGTTGCGTCTGAAAGTACAGCCATTGGCGCGGGAATCGTGCTTTATGTTCGTCGCGTGAGGGCTGGTCAATGATGTTGGTTTTATCGCCGGGAGCCATGATGCGGCAGTAGGTCTTGCCTTTGCCGGGGCCATCGTCCTTGACGTAAAACTCAACGTGCAACTGTGCGTCGGCGTTAGAAACATCGCTATCTAGTGGCATTGTCCTTGCTCCTGTGGGGATTACAGGTTGTTGACCTGTGTGATGGTACAAATGACCGAGGGGATCGCAGGCCATACGCTTGTGACGCTGGCTGCAAGAATTCTA